GCTCCGAGAAAAGAAAAACCCGCCGAGCGGCGGGTATGCAGGGTCAGGAAAACACGGCAAGAATCGTTGCAATTGGCCGTGTTTTATTCGCGATGTACGACCTAGAATCGAGCCGCGCCCTCGAACTGGAAGGGCAGCAGCAAAAACAACATCGAAGGGGGTCCCATGCAAGCTCTCCGCATTGCAGCTCTATCGGCGCTCACGGCCGTGGCCGGCTGCGCAACACCTGGCAACAACGAAGAGCCAGTCGCCTGGCGCCTGGACCGCGAGGAGCACGCGGCACGTGTCCGCGTTTTCGAGTGCCGTGCCGCCGTGGCACGAGGTGATCGCTCCGACTGCAAGCCTGAGATTGCCGCGCTCGCAAAGATTGAAGCCGCACGCCGTTACACCACCTACTCCGATGTCGGAAACATCGGCGCCATGCACATCGAGTAGTCAGATATTCGACACGTCGATCAGGACGGCTTGGCGTGCGCGCGGATCGACGATGAGCGACCCGCCACCCTCGCCGCCCACGGCATTCACGTTGATCTGTGTCCACCTCATTCGGACCCCGTTCGGCAACGCACGCAACCCATCGCCGCATGTGATGGCGAGCTCGGATACCGCGTAGTGGGTCCCCATACGCTCCATCGACAGCACTACCGCGTACGTGCCTATCGGCAGGCCCGTATAGTCGTTGTAGTCGGTGAGCGCCAAGGGCTGTCCACCCGCCAGCGTAAAGATCCCGACCGGGTTGAAATACTTGTAATTCGAATCGAAGGTGCAGACGCCATCCGCGCGGAACACCTGAAGTCCGATGCCATGCGCGACCGCCGGCACTTGGTCGAAGATGTAGTACGTGAGCGCCGTACCGTCCCAGTCGGTCGTGGTGTTCACGCATAGGCGAAACGTCCACGAGCTCCCGCTCTGTCGGACGTCCCCCAAGGCCACCGCATAATTGGCCCGCACAGCGATGATGGGCGCCACACCGGTGACGGTCAGCTCGGCCATCTTGAACGCCGAAATGAATCCATCCGGTGTTGCCGCGGAGGGCGTCACCTGCCCTGTCGCGATCAGCCCGAGGTTGACGTAATTCTCGTCAATCTGCAGCACGCCCCCACTGTTGAACGCTTGAAAGCCTGCGGTCATCAATACACTCCGACGTAGACGGTGACAGCCTGCGTATCGCCCGGATACGGTATGGACCAGGAAACCGTCGTCCCGGAAATCGAGATCTGCGGAAGGTTTGACGCGCCGACCGCCGACGACCACCCGGTTTGAATGACATAGAACGGAGAACCGCGCGCCAGCCCCGGAACGCTGATGGAGCCGGCGCTCGTGCCCGTGTTGAAGACGCCGACGATGGCGCCCAGCCGATCGGTAAGCCGAACGACCGGACGCCCCGACGCGTCGTAAACCTCCAGTCCTACCGGCATCACCAAATCCCCATGCGAACACGCAGCACACCATTCGCGTCGAACACCTGCACCACCTGATCGGTGATGCGCAGATACCCGCCGCCCGCCACGCCGTTGAGCTCGAGCGTTCCGTTCTTGTCGAGCACCCAGCGCGGCCGGCCATTAGCGCCCAGCGCGTTGGACTGGATCACGTTGCCGATCTTGGCGTTGGTGATGGCGCCGTCCTGAATAAACGCCGAGTCCATGAACACCTGGCCGCCCTGGATCAGGAAGGGGGTGAGCACGCTGTTGCCGTTCGGGTGGATGACACCAAACCGGTCGGCTGCGATAAGCACCTGGCTTTCGATGACACCGTTATTGTTCTCGACACCGACACCGATGCCGGCCAGGTACGTCCGGCCGTTGGCAGCAATCTGCGTCTTGATGGTGTACATCGCGGCCAGCTTGCCGTTCTGATCTGCCACCGCCTGCTGCGCGACCTGCACCGCCGCCGAATTTTGTGCGACCGTCGCCTGCATGGTGTCGACGCGTTGCGCCACCGCCCGGCCCGCCTCCTCGAGGACAGATTGCGTCGACACGATGCCGGCGAACACGTGATCGTCGCCCGCATAATCGTTGTCGCTGCCGGCCATGGGTGGCTCAATGCTGTCGATCGCGGACAACAGGTCCGCGCCGAGCTGCGTCTTGCCGATCTGGCCGTTGAGATAGTCCAGGATGTCGGAGGCCTGCGAGCTGCTCGAGCCAGGCACGCCGAGCCCGCTGGGGTACCACGCACCGATATTCCCCGACTTGTCGACCAGGCGCGCCCAGAAGAAAAACTGCGCGCCGGCCGCCAGGCCCATCATCGTGTGCGTGTTCGCCGGGAACGCGAAATCCCCCAACTTGACCGCGTCGGCGCGACTCGACGTCTTGCTGTACCAGATCTCGGTGCGCTCAACATCGAGCGGCCCGGTCGGAAATGCCCAGTCGAGCCGGATGCCGAAGACGATAGCCGTGGCCAGCAGCGTGCCCACGACCGGCGGCGGGCTCGTCTTCCCCTGCAGGTGCGTTTCCGGCGAATACGCTGGCGCGGAAGCCACGTCCAACGGATTGATGGCCCGCACGCGCGCGACGTAGGTGCCAGCGTAAATGCTCCGCACTTCCACGCTTTGAGACCCGGTGCGGCCGGCGCTCACCCATTCGCCGTTGTCCCGGCGCCAATCCACGGTGTACGCGATGGCGCCCGCAACAGGCTGCCACCCGACGACCATCGTTGTTACCGCGATGCCCTGATCGATCGTGCTGTAGGTGGAGAGCACCACATTGGTCGGTGGCGGCTGCACCGACGGCGGGATGACCGTAATCGGGCGGGCATCGATCCGCGTGCCGTGGTCGACCGCCGAGTACTTCTGCGGGTTGTGCTGCAGCGCGATGATCTCGAACGTGAGCCCGTCGTCTTCCGTGACGGACACGACACGGAAAAGCTGCGTCTTGAGATCGGCACTTTCGATCGCCCAGACCGCCTCGCCCTGCACGGGCAGCGACCAGTCCGTCGACACCGTGACCGCATTGCCGTCGACACTGTTGATCGTCCGACGCTGGGCGGTACCGTCGGTCATGTTGACGACCAACGTATCCCCCGGGGCCGCAACGGCCGGCCGATCAAGCGTGACAACCCGACCTGCAGCGGCGCTCACGCGACCGCCGTTGGTCCGGCCCGCCCGGGCCGGATCGGCCACCTCGATTACCGAGCCCGGCATCACGACGGCCGCATCCAGCCCGACCTTAAACGAAATGGTCTCGGTCTCCAGACGGCTTGTCAGGAGAATCCACTGCCCGACGCGCTGCGCCTGCGATTGCGAGGTGCACCCGAAGGCCGTCACCTCCGTCTGCTGAATGCCATACCGCGCAATGCCATCGGCATCCTGCACTGGCTCGACCTTGGCGATGAAGCGATCAGCCGGGTCGTTCCACGACACCAGTGCCACCGTCTTGCGAGCGCGCCGGGCGCTGCCGGCGTACGAGAACTTCCCGTCGACAACGTTACCGGCATGGAACAGGTAGGAGGCCGTGCTCGGCATGTCCGCCATCGCCACGACATTGCCCGCTGCCCAGAACGCCATGCCACGGAAGACGCTGGCAAGGTCCTGCAGCACGTTGTACGCATCGTTGCGCTGCTGCAGGTAGCAGTTACAGGTAAAGCGCGGCTCCTGCCCGCCCCGCCCATCCGGCACCAGCTCGTCACAGTATTGGCCGATTTGGTACAGGGACCACTTGTCGACCATGGCCGCGTTGACGCGATCGCCCAAGCCGTAGCGGGTGTGCAGCACCAGGTCGTAGAACACCCACGCCGGGTTGTTGGTGTAGGCGACCTTAAAGGTGCCATCCCAAATTCCGGTGTAAGTGCGCGAGGCCGGATCGTAGTTGCTCGGCACCCGGATAATTCGCCCACGCAGCCGATACGAGCGCGTCGGAATATTGCTGAACTGGCGCGCATCGATGCGCAGGCCGATCAGCGCCGAGTTCGGGTAGCGCAGCTTCGCGTCGATCACCTCCGCGAACGACTCGACGCGCGTCGTATCCGCGATCGTGCCGCTGTTGGCGTTCGGCGTGGTGCGGCGCACCCGGATCGTCCAACCGTTGCGGGCCGGCGGCAATTCAATGCGATGCGTGCGCGCGTATTTGTTGGTCGTCTTTCCGTCGAAGGCGCTGGCCATCACCTGCTGATACGCGCCGCCGTCGGTGGCCAGGTCGATCGCATATTCGACGCGGTAGCCGTTGATATTGCCGTTGCTGGTGTCTGCCTTCGACAGTGCCGGCACGGAAAGCTGCACGCGCACCGCCGACAGTTGGGTATTCGCGATTGCACGGACCCATGGAATCGCCGACGTCAATTCCACGCCGACGCCCGTCTCGTTCTCCACCGACGGGAACCCGGGAATGGCATCCTGATCCTGCGTGCCCGGCCGATAGTCGACCGCGACGTTCTGGAAATTCAACGAGCCGTCGGCGTTGGCCAGCGGCGTGCCCTCCAGGTAAATGCTCTGGAGCCCGTTGACCAGCCCGGCTATCTCCCCCTCCGACACAAGGTCGAGGACGCGCGCATAGGCGATGGAGTGCAGGCTGTCGGGCGACTCAACCGGCGAACTACCGCCGCCGCCATCCTTCCCTCCGTACCCGATAATATTGCGCATAATTTTTTTATCGCAGTTGTGACAATGAGAGGCACAGCCTCAGTCGGATTTCCAATGTCAGAAACAAGCAGAATCGCCTTTCAGTTCGAAGAGCTTGTCATGCGAGTACTCGCGGCGAACGAGTACGCCCCGAAGGTCATGGATTACCTGGGGGACCATGGCTTCGATTTGCACGGCACTCGCGAGGGGCGTAAGTGGATTGCAACGCTTCGGTACTATCGGAGCTCGTTCGCCCAACTATCCCTGATTAAGAATGCCGGGATCATCGCTGCCAATGCTGCGCTGGCTCTCGAAAACACAACCGCGATCGTGATTGTTTCGTGCCGCGTACCTGACGCCGCTCGGAAAGAGATTGAGGGCGGTTTGGGAATCGTCGTATTCGACCGTTCTCTGCTGCTTGCCCTAGCGGGCAGAAGTGGGGACGCGGCGCTATTCGATGATCTTGTGGCATTCCTTGAGGCCGATTCGGACGATCTCCTTGCGAGCCTTCGATACGAAGTCACAGGTCCAGAATTCGACGCAGCCTTTGACGCCAGCCTTGAGCCGCTAAGCCAATCTAACGGTAGTGACAGTACCGGGCACGGCCTGGCTTCGGAACTAGACGCACTCCAGCCTGGCCAAGGCACAGCTGCTGCGTTCGAACAACTCTGCGAGAGAGTTCTCAAATACCTCTTTCCCCTCGACCTCGAAGGCTGGCATTCCCAGCAACGCACGGATGACGGGCTGAACCAGTTCGATTTGATCTGCAGAATTCGACCCAACCGGGAGTACTGGAGGTTCTTAACGGATCATCTCAACAGCCGCTATATCCTGTTTGAGTTCAAGAATTACACCGAAGAGATCAGCCAAGGCCAGATTCTCACTACGGAGAAGTACCTCTTAGAACGCGGTCTCCGTCGCGTGGCAATCATCATGGCGCGGCGCGGCGCCAGCGAAAGCGCGCACAAGGCTGCCCAGGGTGCAATGCGGGAGCACGGCAAGCTGATCCTGGTGATCGATGACGAGACTGTCAAACACATGCTGCTTCAGCGCGACGCGGGCGGCGATCCGTCCGACAAGCTCTTCGAAATCGCGGATCGGTTTCTGCTGACGCTTCCTCGTTAGTCCGACACTTACACCTGATCCTCAGCGAAGATCCCGCCAGAGATCACGGCTGAGCCGACTTCAAGCTCGCCGTAAAGCAGAGGCACGGGATTGCCCTGCGCGCTGGTGTTGACCGGGCCGTTGAAGTTGTACGAGGCACCGTTCTCTGGCGAATCCCGCGCCGATAGGCCGGACGGCTGCGGCGACAGCATCTGAATGACACCGCCGAGCATCATGACGGCGCCGAACTTCATCAGCGGCGCGCCGAGGCCACCACCGAAGTAGCTCACGACGGCGCCCACGACCACCAGCACGGCCCCGATGATCGTCTGCAGAATGCCCCCGCGCTTGCTGCCGACGAGGATGGGCGCAATGCGAATCTCGTCTCGGCCGGGGGGAAGCTCCAGCTCTTCCTTGGTGAGGTTCCGCTTACCTGCAAACACCGCATATGCGATCCCTTTGTCCTTGCTCTCGAGCAGCTCGCGGCGAAATCCCTTGAGCAGCACGCACAACGCCTGGATGGCCTCCGCCGGGCTGGCGACTGCCAGCTCGAAGCGCCGGCCGAAGCGCGTACCGAGCTTGCCGTACAGGCGCACGGTTCGAATTCGTTGCTCCATGGCCCTAGACCTCCGATTCATGGCGCAGCACGCACCGGGTGATCTCGCGCCAGTAGCCGCCATACACATCGCGCGACGAAAGGCGCCCGTGCAGGTGGTGCAGCATGTGTCCGCCGCCCAGATACACACCTGCGTGGTTCGGCACCGGCGCACGGAGCTGCATCAGGATGACGTCGCCTGGCCGCTCCGGCGTGTCCTGCGAAACGACACGGAAGCCTGCCTCGGCGTAGTGCTGCAGGTACAGATCGCCGCCGCTCGCCCACCAGTTGTCGTGCCGCTCAAAATCCGGCAAATGGATGCCACGCTCGCGGTCATACCAGTCGACCACGAGCGAGTAGCAATCCAGGACACCGTGGGCGAACTGCCGGCCGACGAGCGGCGCCTGGTAGCCGCACGGTTCGATCGTGCGCACGTCGTCGGCCGGCCAGGCGATGATGTGCCATGGCACGCCGGAGGCCTCGCATGCAACGCGGTCGGCTTGACTAGGTTCCGCGCTGGCGTTCGGATGGCTGTGCACCACGGCCATCACCTCGCCCATGTCTTCGGCTGCGGCGTAATCCTCCGCCGGCAATTCAAAATGCTCGGTACCGACGGCCACGTTGCGACATGGCACATAGCGCTCCCGCCCGTTGACGACGACCACCAGGCCGCAGGCTTCCCGCGGGAAATCGCGCGCGGCGTGCCGGCGCGCTTCATCGAGTGTTTGCTGTTGCATATCAGGTGCGAACCAGATCCGCCGCAGGGAACGAGCCGAACGGCAGCGGGTTGTTAGCGCCAAAACGGCATTTGCACGACGACAGCCGGCCACCACATTTATCGAGCGAAGGATCGGCCACCGGGTTGTCATCGCGATCGAACATTGCAGCCCCCGTGTAACCGCAGTTCGGCCCCCGATATCCGCCGATCATCAGCCACACACAAACGTTGGCGACGATCTGGCGGCGTGGGAGCTGCACGCCGTTGAAGTCGAGCGCACTGGAGAGTTCGAATTCGACGGTCTCGCTTGTCTCTGCCGTCTTCTGCTCGACGAACCACTCCTCGACGGGCAATTCCTCGGCTGGGTCTGCCTCGGGATTCCCTTCTGGAAAATTCCGCGCGTCGAGAAAACGGCCGAGCGTGCGCCGGCGCCGAAGCTTCGCGCCGACGAGATCGTTGGCGTACAGGCAGACCGCCGAGATGGAGCCATCGACGTTACCAACGGTGAGGCGCGGTGCGGGCTGCTGCCCCTGGCCGGAGCGAGCGAAGCCCTTCCCCTCGATCGGCCACGGGCTGTATTCGTTACCCTGCCACCAGATCGAACCGACCTGTGTGTAGCCGTGAAACCGCAGCATGTCGGCGCCGATCTCGGTGGCATCGAGCTCAAACAGCTCGACGAGCGCGCCGGGCTCGAGGCGCTGAATATCGGCGGTGATTTTCATGCCGTTGGAGCCTCGGGCCACTGGATGTCATCTGCCGACACGTCAACGCGATTTACAGCCACGATGTACCGCTTCCATGCGAGCAATTGCGCCGCCTCGGCCGGGGTCGCCTCTCCTAGTTCGACGGCAATATCGAGGGGGTCCATCGCATCGCGAGCCATCGACAAGCGCACTGCGCGCTCCCGGGTAGCCCGCTCCTTACGCAAGCGAGCATCGACAACGGGGTCCGAGACCCATGTAGCGCCAGACCACACGTGCGCCTCGCTGGGGCGCGGCAGCGTCGTTGCGCCCACCGGTAACAGGCCGACACCCGTAAAGCCGACCCCAATTGGGTATGGGCTGCCGTCCTGGGTGCTGAATACCGAGACCCCCCGGTAATCGGGCAACACGCGCCACTCGCCTTGCTGCCAGTTGCTTGGAATTGAGCCGTCGCCACACAGGTATGCCGCCACGGACCCTTCAGGCGCAACGGGGGGTTGCCTCGGCGTCGCATATGCCGGGACAAGAGGCGCGTCCGGTTCGCGCGGGTTGTCGTCCGCGGCGCCCGCATGGAGAAGCGCGCCGGTCAAATGATGGTAGTGAAAGATTTCCATGATCATGCGTATCGAATGCAGGCCAGCATTGCCACGTTCCTCGGTCGAGTCTCATCGCCGCCAGTGCTGCCCGTATAGCGTCCGCTCCTAAGATCGCCATACGGCCCGCCCGGGTAGGCTGTCCCGACCCCGGTAAAAACAACGTCGGCAGGCATCAAGTGGTTGTGCGAGCGAAAGCTATCGGCTTGGGAAGAGCCGAGAACCCGTCCCGCATCGACACCACGTCCATCATCCCAACCACGCAAAAACTCAGCTCGCAAATCCGGCAAGTTGACAGTTGTTGAGCCATCACCCGCGCCGAACGTCGTTCCGATGACTGCATATAGCTCTTTGTACGTAACTCGCGACACTGCTGCGCCATTGGCTTTGAGCCATCCGTATGGCGGTACCGTAGTCCGGGGAAAGAAGGCTATCTGGCCAACTGCGACTGAATTGACGTACTGCAGACTTGTAATCAAGTCTTGAAGGCCCTTTGCCTGGACCTTCAGCCCATCAACGCCATCGCTCAGCCCATTAATGGCTCCAGCGATGGCCAACATATTGGCGTTCGTTTTTGCGTTGGCTTCACGATTCGTGTTCCCGTCTTTGCCAAGCGGTGCCGTGCCGAGATTGATTTCTTGAAGAATGAGACTCATGGCGCGAAGCTCTGCACAAAGGTTGCTGAAAGGGAATAGACGCCACCAGCCTCGACCGCCGGTGTGTACTCGCCGACGCGATACCGGCCCTGCACTCCAAGCGGCGGCGTCCAGAGGAACGATTTCGCACCGGCGTGTCGATCAATGAACGCCTGAATTGCGCCGACGCGAGCAGCATCGCCGACAAATCGCAGCGGCCAGGACGTAGTGCGGTTGTTAATGCCGTCTGGCACTACCTGCTGGTAGCCATCTCCAAACTGCGCCGACCTCGTGCGCAGCTTGACGCTGCCCTGCGCGCTGCTGCCGGCCGCGCGCCAAGTGAAGGTTTCAAGTGCCATGGAATTCCTGTCAGTTGCGACGGCCGGACAACACGCCGCCCTGCAACGTTGCACGCTGCAGCCTGTCGTCAATCCGGCGGTCAACTTCCTTGAAAATCAGATCGATCTGCGTGCGGCCATCCTGGTCGGTGGACTGCTGCACCTCCGGCTGGCTGGGTGCGCCGATCACATTCACAACCACCCCACCGCCGCCTAGCGCATGGTTTGGCACGATCGAACCCGAACCGCTCGGCCGGAATAGTTCCGGACCCTGCTCGCCCACCAGGTACAAGCCGCCGGCGGATACCGGCCCGCCCGCAGCGCGCGCGCCGTCGACGAATAAGCCGCCGCCGTAGCTAGGCGCTGACATGCTCCCGCCGTAGAGCATGTCGCCAGCCACCGGCATCGTGCCGCTGCCGGCAGCCGCCGTTGCCGCGCCACTGAAGGCGCCCGTGCCGTCGGCCATCCCACCGCCCGCAAGCATGCTGCCGACGAAGCTGATCCCCATTTGCGCCAGACCCGAAATCGCTGCCCGCGCCTGGATGCGTGCAAGATCAGCGATGACGCTCTGGGCGAAGCTCTTGAAATCCAGCTTGCCCGTTGTGGCGAACTTGGCGACAGCGTCTTCCATCGACTGGAACGCGTTGGAAAAGAGCCGCTCCGCCGAGGCCGCCACGTTGGCTGCCGCGTCCCGGTAATCCGCGAGCGCCGACAGCGCACCGAATTTCCAATCGGATTGCTTGGCTGCCAGTTGGTCGTAATACGCACCTAGCTGATCCAGCGCGGCCCGCTCGCTCTCATTGATCTTGGCGAGCTCCTCGTTGTAGAGGTCAGAGCCAACGAGCCCGCGCTTGGTCATCGACTTGTTCCAGTCGGTGCGCATGCGCTCGAATTCGCGGTAGATCGACTTCGCCGCGTTGACCTGCTCGTTGGCGCGCTTGCCCAGGCCGAAGGCGTCAAGCTGTCGCCCGAACTGCTCACTGCGCGCCTGTGCGGCATCGGCAATTCGGACGTTCATCCCCTCTGCCTGCTGGCGCGCGTCTTCGAGGAGCTTTCGCTGTTTCTCCAGCTCGGCGGTTTCGTCCTTGCGCTTCTGGATCGCGAGCTCAGCCGCGATATTCAGGTCGAGCTGGGCGCGGATCTGATCCTGGTGCGTGAGCAGACTCTTTTGATCTGCGGTCAGGGTCTTCTTGCCCTTGATGTCCGCAATCTGCTGCTCGAACTCAGCGCGCGCCTTCTGACCAGCGGTGAGCTGATCCTCGACAGCCTGCTGCGCGACCAGGGCGGCGCCGGTCTTGCGCAGGTTTTCCAACATGCGCGCGCCAGCGTCTTCGGTGGCCGCCTTCGGCGCCTTGTCCTTGTATTTCTCGTTGATGGCAGCAACGCCCTTGGCGTATTCCTCCGCCGACAGCCCTGCCTTTTCCGCGTCGGACTTGAACTTCTTCAGATCGTCATCGCGGATCTGCTGGCGCGACCGGACGCTCTTCATCAGTGCGTCGATCGACACCCGCGCGCCAATCTTGTCGTCTTCCGCGCGCTGCTTGGCCGCCTGATCGGAAGCCTTTTTCGCATCGGCGACGACAGCATCGTTGTACTGCTGCAGGCGAGACCGATTCGCGTTGAGCGCTGCCTCGAGCTGCACCGTGTTGTAGCCCTTGGCGCGAGCCTCGGCCAGCTCCTTTTCCTGCTGGGCCATCGCGCGATAGAGCCCGTTGAGCTTGTCGCCCGCCGTCTCCGCTCGGCCGATACCTGCAATGGCATCCCAGGCCTTTTTCGCTGTCTCGGTCAGGCCGATCCAGGCGAGTTCCATGTAGCCGACGTTGCGGCGCACCTCCAGCGCGCGATCGCGCAGCGCGTCCGCGAACGTCTTTTGCGCCAGCGCCGCCGCCTCGTCAACTTGGCCGGCGCGCTCCAGGGCGGCGATCTGCTCATACACCGCACCGGTCAGGTAGTGGAATTGCTCGTTCAGCTTGACCGAGGCCTTGGCGGGCTCTTCGGCGAGCTTGACGAAATCCTTGATGGTTTCGTCGATCGACTGTCCGGTCGCCTTTTCCATGGCGATGGCAGCCGACGAAACCTCGACCATCTGCTCACTGGCGACGCGCCCTGTGGCTGTAATGCGCGTTAGCACATCCGCCGCCTGGTGCTGGGTGCCGATGACGCGCGACACCGACTCGGCCATGGCAGCCATCTGTCCGCTGGACACGCCGGCGTAGTGGCCGGTCATGATCAGCGCGTTGGTGTAACCACGGGCCTCTTGGGCGCCCGTCATCCAGGCATACGCCAGCGCACCAGCTGCGGCCGCGGCGACCGTTGTCGGCGTGATCAGGCTGGCAACGTAGGACGCAACGCCTTTGAGCGCTGGGCCGACACCGCCGAACATGTCCTTGAGCTGGCCGCCTTGCTGCGTGAGCACCAGCATCGGGCTCTGCCCGCCGGCGAGCTGCGTGACGATATCGGTGATCTGCGGCGACACCATGCGCATGGCCGCCGCCGTCTGCCGCGCGGACATGCCGAGGTTCTGCTGCGCCGTGTCGCTCGCCTTGCTGGCGACTTCCACGGCGCGCAGGCGCTCGATGTACTGCTGTGCCGCTGCGGAGACGCCGAGCTGCTCGGCACGGAGCGCCGCATATTCTGCCGCCGTCCGGCCGGCCCGGTCTGCCTGCCGCTCGAGACCGCGGAGGAAGCGCGTTGCGGCCGCATCCATATTCCCGGCAGCGGTAGTGGCGGCCTGGCCGATCGATTCCACGCCGACCGCTGCCCTACCTCCCTCTTTCGCGACCGAGGCCGCTGCCTGGCTGATCGTCTCGATCCCCTGCGCAGCGCGGCGCCCTTCAGTGGCGACGGTGCTGGCGAGGCCGGTTACTGCACTACGGGCCTCCGACACGCCGGCGCGCACGCCGGACACGTCCGCGCCCACCTCCAGCGTCGCTTTACCGACGACGGACTCTACCATCTCATTCCCCGTTCATTTCTGCCAGAGCAGCGTGTTCCATGATCCGAATGCCCGCGAACACCTCGGCATGCTGGTCGGCAGCTACCTGCAGGAGATGAAGCACGACCGGGATCGCTGTGTAATCGAGGCCGATGGGGCCGCGCGCCCCGATCCGCCACTGCGTACCGAGGCGCGCAAACACCTCGACCGTCGTGGCGTTATCCGGCCACACCGCAACAGGCTCCGGCTCCAGGTCTTCCGCCGTCAAACCGAAGGCGGAAAGCTGATCGGCATCGTGCGACCGCCAGTACAGCCGGCGCGCCGCCTCGATCAGTTTCCCCGGCGCTGCCCCATCAGTTCGGCCGCGTACGCATCGAAGATGGCGCGCGGTGCACCCGGGTAGTTCTGCACGACCTGGTTGAGCGCCTCGCGCGAGAACTCCGCGTCAACGTCTTCCCAGCCCGCGATGATTTCGAGCAGCACGGAGGCGTCGTCTTGCCCCTCCTCGACTGGACGCCGCAGGTATTCGAGCGCGTCGTCGCGGGCCTTGTGCTTGAAGGTCAGCTTGAGCTTTTCGCTGCGGCCACCAGCCGCCGGAATATCGACCGTTGTGGTGAACGTCGGATTCGGGTTGATCTGGAACATCGGTTTAGGCTCCTGCGTAGCGGGTGACTTCGCCGGTGAGCGACAGCGTCACCGCGATGGTCATGGCTTCGTTTTTGGTGGTGGTCGGGACCTTGGAGAACGACACATAGGCGCGGGCGTACAGCTTCGAACCACCCGGCAGCGTCATCAGGATCGAGCGCGGCTCACGGTCCTCATCGGCCGCAGTCAGCACTTCGTAGTGGGGCAGACTCGGATCGTCCGCGATCGTCAGCGCGAACGATCGAGCGCTACGGATCGTCGGGATCTGCTTTTCGTCGCCCGTGTCTTCCAGGAACGAATAGTTGTAAAACTGCTGCTCGCCACCCGACGCGGCGGAACTCAGCACCTGACTGATTTGCTGCCACGTCTGCACCGCGCGGACCGAGCCGATGCCAGTGCCCGTCGGGTATTTCGACACGTTGGTCGTATCGAGGCCCTCGAGCGTGAATTCGTCGACGGTCGGGGCGTCAACTCGTGCCACACGGCCGTCAAGACTGGACCAGCCCGACACGATTTCGACGATTGCGCCGTCGGTCAGGCCGTGCGCTTGGCTGGTGACGTGTGGCGGCTTCGCGTTGGTGATAGCCGAGAACGGCTTCGCGGCGCCATAGGCCGAAGCGATGGCGAACGTTGTGCCGTTGGGAAGGCGAACTGCCATGGTGATCTCCAGAAATGAAAAAGCCCGCACAAGGCGGGCAGAACGAACAGCAGAAAAAAGAATGGTGTGGCGCTAGGGCTGCGAATTGTAGAAAGCCTCTAGATCGGCGGACGTAAACTTAAACCGCTCCACCCACTGTCTCTCGGGACTATCAGCGAGCAAGTGCGCCGCTGATTCGAACATCCCGGCGTAACGGGTAAGAAAATGTGCCATGACAAAAACGAGCATCGTCAGGATCGCGTTTGCAAGTTGTTGCTGTACTTCATACGTGCGCGCATCCCGGACCTGTAGGGCCGCGGCATAGCTCGAGTGCGAGTAGCCGCACAGATAGCTGTACATGTTGCGGAAGTATTGCTCGTTAAAACCCACTGCTACCGCGAGCTCGTGCCACTGCAAGCCCATTGACCAGTCGGCCTTCTTGATGAGGAGCTTGCGCGACTTTTCCGCAAGCTGCAGGAACAGTGGATCGCGCTCGATCTCTGCCCGAATTTGATCAACCTGGACCCTCTCTGTCTCTTGCTTCTGCCGGCTTTCCGCCAATGTCGCGGTGTGTTTTTGGCGGTCCATCAGACCACCAAACACCCACGTCAAATGCCGGTAGCGATTCACGTCATCTCGCGTGTCGCCAAAGATATAGGCGAACACGATGTAAGCCTCAACCGCAGAGCGAGCCAACACCTTTATCGACCCATGATCCAAATACTGTGCGTGGGCGCCGCGAATTAATAGCGTCGACCCCCCGCTAAGCGTATGGATCGCGTGAAGGTGAAATGTGAACTGCTTTGCTAGTGCCTGTCGGTCGACCTGCCAACCACAGCCGTCTGGCACCGGCATCCCTGCCTGTGCGTCCACCATCGCCATTGCGAGCTGAAGAAAGCCCGCGAAGCGTTGCTCAATGTTCACCTCACTGACATGCACCATGGCCCACCTACTCCGCCTCAATTGAGTACGAAGGATAGAGCGGAGCAGAGCCCAAGTACAAGGCGAGACCCACCCAGATGACCCGACAACAGGGCACAAACTAGCCAGCACGTGGGAACCACACCGAAAAATCCTGGGTGGCGCCGCGCAGCTTCGTTTCGGGCTCCAGCGTCGCAGCAAGCTCACCGAGCGGCGTGGCCTGCAGCACGTCGTCCAGTTCGAGCACGTCTGCAATGGCGCGCATCAGCGCGTTCGCCTCATCGCGCGTTTTCGCCCACACGTTGAACTGAAACCGCCCGTTGCGTTTGTCTGGCAGCCCCGCCAGGAAGGTGAACGCCTTTCCGCCGATCTGCGAGTAGGTCGCGTATGGCAGCGGGGTATCGGCCGGCGCCTCGTCGGGGAAAAGGCGGTCTTCGACCATCGGTGCAACCGCACGCTGGAGTTCTGCCTCAACTGTCATAAGGCACCTCTGCGGCAACCTCATTACCAAAATCGTCCACCACCGAGCGCCGCAACGCCTGCGCCATCTTTTCGACGGCCCGCTGACGCATGGCTTCGAGGGCGGCTGGCGCCTGGTCATAGGCGCGCCGGATGAACGAGTGCGGCGGCACCCACTGAATGCGCTTCTTGCGTCCGTCCACCTTGCGCACAAGCCAGTGGCCGTTTTCGATCAGATGACCGTGCGGCGCCTTCTTGGCATTCCACGAAATTCGGTAGACCGCCTCGCCGGCACTGGACTGCTGGTCGGCGTACGCGCGGTAAATCGCCTCACGAAGCTGGCCAGGCCGCACGCCTTTCTTTTCGGTGCCGCGGTAGATGGGCGCCAGCTTGCGCGCCTCGTCGTAGAAGACCAGCGCACCGGCGTGTGCAACCGACCGAACAACGTGCTCCTCCACATCGTCTGCAAGCTGCTCAAGGCCTGCGAACACATCACCGCTCAACTCGAACATGATTACCCCTCACTGGCACCGAGCGAGACGACCAGGTCGACGTGCTCGCGATTGATCTCATCCGGCAAGACGGCCTGAATATCAGCAGGCTTGCCGCGGTAGATCACCCGCCAATTAGCTGTCACGTCTGTCCGGTACCGGATGCGCAAGCTGAGCTGCCGAGTGGCCGTTTCACGGCCGGCGGCGATCACTTCGCGACCGGATTGCCCTAACGGCCGCGCCCATGACCGTGCGACCGTTTCCCAGGTATCGGTGGGCTGCCCCGATGGCGTCCGCCCCTTCACACGTCGCTGCAGCTCGATACGCCGACTATTGCGTCCGAAATCCATACTCAGATCTCCACTAGGCGGCACGGATCGAGCAGGCGGCCAACGAACGGGCCCGGCACCGCGAACGTCTGACCGTACGTCACGCTTTGCCGAACCTGCGACAGCGTGCCGAGCTGCAGGAGCATCCACTGCACTACGGAACGCGGCACCGCGGCTGGCTCCGCCCATGCGCCGCACTGGAAAGTGACACGCACCGACGTTGCGTCCTTCGGCAGGTCTCCACGCAGCACCAAGGTGCCGGCGTCACGGATGCTGCAACGATCGAGCGGGAATTGCTGCTCCTCGCCGTTGCCGTCCCGATACTCAACGTTCGTCACACTGGTAACGTCGTTCCACAAGCGCAGTTGGGCGGTGAGGCTGTCTGCGCGCACCATGCATGTCTGCGGCAGCAGCGGCCGGATCAATTCGTGCTCGGCCATCTGGCGCACGGCCTCGATCGCGGCAAGCAACAGTGCTTCGCCGCCGGAATCCAGCTCGCCGTCCTCGATACGCAGGTGCGTCTTCGCCGTGGCGAGGCTAATTGCTTCCTCGGCCGGCGGCTGGATCACGATGCGCATGACTTATTTGAGCGAAAGTGCGTACGCAACGGAGGCCGGGTGCGCGCACAGCTCACCGGCGGCGGTCGCGAGCGTGTCGTCGTCGACTTCGACAACGTCGTTCGGCACACCGAAGCGCCCTTCGACCAGCACGCGTGCACGAACCCGTTTCTGCGTCGTCTGCTGCGGAGCGCTCGGCTTCGTGCTGGCAGCGCCTTCGCGCTGCACCTGCTCTTTATCTGCGTCGCCGGTTCCGGGTTGACCGGTTTGGCTGTTCGCCTCGTCCTGCTTGCCCGATTGGTCCTGCGGTTTTCCCGCCGCACCCACCCCACCCGATTGGGCCGAGAGCGCCGCGGTTGCGGCAGCTTGATTTTTTGCCATGTTCGAATTCCTCGTTCTCGGTTGGTGCGGTCACCTGGACCGCACCGTGCTTTGGGTTGACCGCGCTTTTACGCGGCCGGGTTCTGGAACGTCTTCACCGCGCCGCCACCATCGACCAGATTGCCGCCCTGGCGGTTGAACGCCACGAAGCCGATCTGGCCGTACTCGATGTACTTGGAGTCGGCCATGCGGAACATGGTCAGGTCCATCACTTCGCGGATCATGTACTTCGAGTAGTCGCCGAAGGCGATCGACTTGGCGTTCGCAGCCATCGTCGGCATGGCCTGATCCACTGTCAGCGGACGGTTGAGCAGACGATCCGGCGCGCCGCCCGGATTGCCCTGCTCGTACCCCGGCACGAAAATCGGGCGACCGGTCGTGTCCTTGATCTTGCGCACCGCCTTGATGGTCTGGTCGTGCATGAGCCAGCCCGCCTTCGGGTTCGCGCGGTAGATCGGATCGACACTGTGTTCCAGGTCGACCAGATCGTCGTAGAGGACGCTGGTGACCTGGCCGGCTGCGCCCACCTTGCCGACTGGCGAGGCGGTCACGATGCCCATCGGCTGGGTCACGCCGTCGCCGATGACGTAGTGCTTGCTGGTGATCCGGCCCAGGCGCATCGCGAGCAGGCTACGGATGTACAGCTCGATGTCGAACATGCTGTCCTGGATCAGCTCGAACGGAACGGCGATCGACTTCGAGCTGTACTTGAACACCTTCAGGACGGTGTTGCCGAACGTGGTGTCTTGCTTGCCCACCTGGGCGTTCTGGCCAACGATCTCGCCTTCCTCGGCCGTGGCGTCGGCCGTCGGGAAATTCATGTCGGCACCGGTCGACGTCTGGATCACGGTGGCCAGATTGCGCAGGCCGCCAAAGGCGCGCATAGCCTCGGTCAGCTGGCGGTAATACTCCTGCGCCACGGTGTAGCCGCCCTCGGCCGGGTTCGTCGTCGACATGGCCGCCTGAATGTCGGGGCTGCGACGGGCGCGCACACGCTGCACATCCTCCTGCTCCATGGCTGCATAGCCGCCGGTCAGGTATGCGCGCAGCGCGCGCGATTCCTCGCTGTGCGCACCCGGCGTGCGCACGGCTGCGTCAATCAGGCCGTCGGGGCGGCCGTTTGCAGCTTCTTCGCCCAGACGGGCCAGGTAGTCTTCGTGGCGCTTGATCTCTGCATTGACGTTGTCGAGATCGCGCATGCCATCGTCATAGGCCTTTTGCTGCTCGGGGCCCCACTTATCCCCTTGATGGTTCTCCATCAGGCTGTTGATGTTCTTCGCGATGGCGTCACGGCGCTCCCGCAACGCTTGGATGCTTTTGGACATGAAATCTCCGGAAGTAGAAAAGAAAAAGGCCGCCCAATGGGCGGCCCAGGCCGACGCGGGAGCGCGTCAGGTTCGTTGTGCCAGGTCGAGCCGGCGGCGCATGGCCGAGAAGTCCGGCGCCTGTGCGGGGGACGTCGGCGCGGGTGCATTTACAGGCGCAGCAGGCTCTTTGCTGGCGGGCTTCGGCGCATTCGAATAGGCCTGCAGATTCCAGGCGGAGGCCTTCGCAGACGGCTGCGCCGTTGCATCGGCCTTACGGTCGGCGAAGCCTTTTTCGACGGCCTCGTCGGCGCCGAACCACGTTTCCGCGGTCATCCACGCAGAAATGTCGTCGGCGGACTGGCCGCTGCGCTGTTCGTAGGTCCTGACGAGCGTTGCATCGATCTTGTCGAGCAAATCCGCTTCCGAGCGCAGGTCGTCGGCGTTGCCCCACAGCGCCGTCCAGGCCTTGTGGATCATCAAGAAAGCACCATCCGAAATTTCGATCTCATCGGCGGCCATGATGAGGAAGCTCGCTGCGCTGGCGGCCAGGCCATCCACGTGCGCGATCACCTTGGCCGAGTGCCCGCGCAGCGCTGTTTCCATGGCGCGCGCAGCGAAGACGTCTCCGCCGGGGGAATTGACCCTCAGGTGGATTACGTCGGCGGTAATACCGGCCAGCTCTTTGACGAACGTGGTGGCCGATACACCGCCCCACCAGTCATCGGAAACGATGTAGTCATACAAGTACACCGTCACCTCGTTATCGCCGCTGGCGACGACGTTGAATACGCGCGCGGCGGCGCGGTTGTCACTCAGCAGCTGGAGGATTTTGTTTTGGCGCATCGCCCTTTCCTTCGTTGAATTTGTCGCCCGGCTTCGGGGCCGGCAGATTGAAGCGCCGACGGACCTCTGTCCGCGTCATCCACCCCGGCTCTCCGGCTCGGCCGTATGCGATACGCGCAGCTTCGAGCCGCGATTTCAGGTCGCCGCGCTCGAGCGTCTCGGTATCGAACTCGACAAATACGCCCCGGTTGCCGCGGTAGATCTTGCGGTTCAGCTCCTGCTCGATCTTCACCAAGTGGCGCTGCATCGTGTACTTGACGAAGCCGATGCCCATTTGCTCGACGCCGCTACCCCACCCAGTGGTCTTGTCGGTGTAGCCGATCATGTAGGGCGGCACGCCGAAAATCCGCGCGGTGTCTTCCACCGAGAGCTGGAGCATTTCCAGCAGCTGCGCATCCTCGGGAGTAATGCTGATCTGCTTGATGTCCATGCCGCCGGTGAGCACCACGGGCGCGCCATTCTTGCCGGCCGGCCCGCTGTAACGCTGCAACCACTGCTCGCGCAGCTTGTCGATGTCGGTGCCGTCGAGCTTCTTGGACTCTTTGTCCTGCGTGAGGACCAAATCCGGCCGCATGTTGTCGAGCATCGATTCGGCCTGCTCGCCGCCGACGTTGGCCAGCGAGACGGAGCGGCGCAAAACATGCCGGATCTGCGACATGCCGCGGCGGCCGTCAAATCCCGGGCCCGGCACGTGGATCATGTCGTCCTGGTCAACCACTTCGACGTTGCCATCCTCATCCCACAGGTAATAGAGGAGCCGCTCCCGGTCCGAACTGGGCTGAGGGTCAACCTGCAGCGCGTGATACGGCTTGAGCGAAACGACGTTCGGCGAATATCGGCTCGGGCGACCGATGCGCATGAACATGTCGCCGTGCAGCAGCAGCGATTGCGCGCCGAATTCCCACCCGACCGGCGCGGCCCAGCGCGGGTGCATTTCTTCATTCAGCAGCCACCAGAGATCCGGCCGATGCGCTTCGCCGATTCCGTCGACCAGCTTGTAGGTCTCAAGCGTGAGCGATGCCAGTGCGCCACCGATGAGCGATACGCATGCATACACCGCACCGATGCTCATCGCCGTGCGCTCGGAAACTGGGCGCCCTGCACCGCCCAGGCCACCCGTGAGCCAGCCATAGGCCTCGGTCCCGGAACGAATATCCGACACCGGCACCGGCTTTACCTGCGCCTGCGCGCGCTCCGCTTGCCGCTGCTCGCGCCAGGCATTGAGCACGACAGACCCAGGCTGGCGCACTCGCGCCTCGTTGTACCAACTCTGTGTCATAGCACGATGATTCCGGATTCGGGTTGCTGGGGTTCGATGGCAACGGCGCGGCTCAAGGCAATAACCGTGGCCACGGCCGGGTCGATGCGACCGCGCCCCTTCGATCGCTTTTTGTCCGGCCGGAAATTGCCATTCGTATCGAACAGCAACGCCACGTTGAGCGTCGCCCACCGCAGCACGGGGTTACCTCCGTGGCGGAATTGCTTGTTGTAGATCAGTTCTTCGAAGCGGCGTGCGCCGGGATACATGCCTTGTGTGTTCTGCGGCACCTTCACCATCACCAGCCCCTCTTCGAGCAACTCATTCACCAGGTGCGCAGCGTTCCATTCGTCGTAGCCGATCTCGACCACTTCGAACATCCGCCGCGCCTCCAGAATGCGTGCCTTCACCGGCCGGTAGTCGACGATCACGCCTTCGGTGGCCTCAAGCCAACCGTCTCTGACCCAGCGTGAATAGCGGGCACGCTCGTCTTTCTGATCGGATTGCTGGTCAACGCGCTCCTGCGGGCACCAAGTCCAGACGAGCACATGCCACTCGCCATCTGGATCGTCATCCGCCGGCGGGAACACCAGCGAGAACGCGGTCAAATCCTGCGTTGCAGAAAGGTCGAGACCGCCGTAGCACTTGCGCCCCGCGAGCGTCGAGATATCAAACGGCTTGGCGCCCTTGTCCCACGCCTGCGGGCTGATCCAGCCGTCGGCCGAATTCACCCAGACGTTGAGATCTTTGGTCAGGAAGTTGACCAAGGCGCTCGGCAGAAACGCCGCCTTACGCGCCATGTCGCGCATGTACTCCATGCGCTTCGAGCTGCCGAGACCCGGATTCGCTTTGATCCAGACGCGCTCGTCAAATGGATCGTCGTCGACGTCGATCGTGTAGACGTACCCGAAATACGAATCGTCGGTGCGCTCCCCGCGCAATACCTCGATGAGGTACCGCCGCTGATCAACGCAGATGCCGTCGAGAATGAAACCGGCCGTGGTGATCGCTGACAGCAACGGCTGATCACGCGCACCGAGCGCAGTTTCCATAACGTCCCAGACGTCCGGTGTCTTCTGCGCATGCAGCTCGTCGAACAGGATCGCGTACGGGTTCAGACCATCGAGCGATTCGGCATTGGCCGGGAGCGGCTTAAACACCGCGCTGTCGAACGTGATCTGCTCGAGGTTGCGCCCTTCGTGAATCTTGAACGACCGCTTCACACCGGCCGAGCGCTTGGCCCAGCGGCGGAAATTATCGAATGCCGGCTTGAATACCGACATGGCCTGGTCGCGCGTGGTGGCCACCGCGTAAACCTCGGCGCCAATTTCCCCGTCCATCATGAACAGGTATGCGCCCTGCGGCCCCTTCCAGGTCGATTTTCCGTTCTTCCGTGCGACCTCTTCGTAGCCGCGCGTAAATCGGCGCAGGCCTGCGGCGGTCTTCCAACCGTACAGCACCGCCGTCCAGAACTTCTGCCAGGGGTCGAGCAGGATTGGCTCCCGCGCCAGCGGCCCCTTGATGTGAACGAAGAATCGTTCGATGAACTGGATTACGTGCCAGGCCGCGGCCGTGTCGAATTGCAGGCCGCGCTTCGCCCCGTCAATCAGGTCGCGGTAATGTCGCTCGACGGCGAGGTAGACATACTCGCCAACAACAATTTCGCCGCGTAACACGGGCAGGCCATATGCCCTGTCCCATTCCTGCAGCGATTCTGCCGGCGGTGTCAGGCGGTCAACTTGCTTCCGCGTGCGGCGCGCGCGATCACGGCGGTCCGTTCGGCGCGCGCGTGCTCCAGGAGATCGCCGAACAGGTCGTCCTGCATCCCCTCGTCGCCCAGCTTCGCCCTCGCCATCAC